AAAAATAACAATTTACAAGTTGATCGTCGTGTGTTATAGTTTGTCTTATATGAAACATAAGGATTGTCATGTCTAATTTTTACACTAGTGTTGAGCGTTATGGAAACAATATTCTGTGGCGTGGTTATGAAAACGGTAAATCTTTTATGCGCCGAGAGCAGTACAAACCGACTCTCTTTCTTCCTAGCAAGGACGGAAAGTACAAGTCTCTGATTGGTGGCCGACCCCTGGGCCCTAGAGTTTGTGACTCGATGGCTGAAGCAAAAGAGTTTATTGAACGCCACCGGGACGTAAGAGGTCTTGAGATCCACGGTAATACGAACTATGTTACACAGTTCATTCAGGAAAAGTATCCGAACAACTTAGAGTTCGATATGAAAAAGATCAACATCTTTTCGTTTGACATCGAGGTTGACATTCGAGACGGATATGCAAATATTGATGAGGCTGACAAAGAGATTACCTCTATCGCAATTAAGTCTTCTAAGTCTGATACGTACCACCTCCTGGGACGCAAGGACTACGATAAGAGCAAGACTCTGCTTAAGATCGATCCAGAAAACATTCAGTTCATGAAGTTTGACACTGAGAAAGCTCTGCTTCGTCGGTTTATTCAGATCTGGACGAACGACTTTCCTGATGTAGTTACTGGGTGGAACGTTGAGTACTTTGACATTATGTACATCGTAACTCGTATCATTAAACTCTTTAACGAAGAAACTGCAAAGAGTCTGTCTCCATGGAACAGCATTCGTAAGAATACACGAGAGATCTTTGGTAAACCGCAGTCGACATACGCTATCGCAGGCATGACTGTTATCGACTACATGGATGCCTTTAAGAAGTTTGGATACAAGTACGGTCCTCAAGAGTCCTATAAACTCGATCATATCGCTCACGTTATCCTTGGAGAAAAGAAGCTAGACTACTCAGAGTATGGTAACCTTACAGCTCTATACGATCAGAACCCGCAGCTGTATCTCGACTATAACCTTAAAGATACATGGCTTATTCAACAGTTTGAAGACGAAACCGCATTGCTTGCTCTCGTCATGACCGTTGCTTACGGCGGTGGTGTTAACTATAGCGACGCCTTCGGCACTGTTGGTATCTGGGAAACTACTCTCTATCGTCGTCTTATTCAGGACGGTCGTATTCCTCAGATCAAGGGTGGTCCTGGTGATCGTGGTAAGGAACTCGTCGGCGGATACGTTAAGGATCCGAAGGTAGGTATGCATAAGTGGATCGTTTCGTTCGACCTTAACTCTCTGTATCCGCATCTTATGCTTCAGTACAATATGTCGCCCGAAACATATCTGCCCGACGAAAGAGTATATGTAACTCAAGAGATGGTTCTCAATGATGAGTTTACTAATACGAATCCGGATTACTCTGTATCTGCAAACGGTGTCTGCTTTACGAACAAAGTAAGAGGTGTTATTCCTGAGATCATTGACGAGTACTACGGTAACCGTTCTAAGATCAAAAAGGAAATGCTTTCGGTAGAACAAGCGATGGAAAACGAAAAGGATCTGGAAAAGAAGAAGGATCTGAAGCGACAGATGACTCAGCTGCACAACTCGCAGATGGCTATCAAGATTGCTATGAACTCTCTATACGGTGCAACCGCGAACGTCTACTTCCTCTACTATATTGGAGAGATGGCGGATATGAAAAACTTGCTCATAAGATGGGTGCTTATCGCCAAGCGATGGTAATGAAGCGAGAAAAGATCACAGATAAGTCTGTGTTTGTCGCAAAGAAGCGTTACATCCTTAATGCTCTGAACTCTGAAGGTGTTCACTTTGCAAAGCCGAAGATCAGCGTAACCGGTATCGAGTCAGTTCGTTCGTCAACTCCTGAAGTCTGTCGTGAAAAGATGAAGATGGCCTTCGATGTTATTATGAATGGTACTGAAGCCGACGTTCAAAAGTTTATCGAAGACTTCCGTCAAGAGTTCTATAAACTACCGGCTGAAGACATCGCAAAGATCTCTGGGACTGACGACATCGAAAAGTACATGGACGGAGAAACGTATAAGAGAGGTTGCCCTATGCATGTTCGTGGTTGCATCCTATACAACAAGGCCCTGAAGACCAAAAAGTTGGAGAACAGGTTCCAATTGATCAAGGGTGGAGACAAGATCAAGTTCGTCTATCTCGACGTTCCAAACCCTATCCGCGAAAACATGATCTCGTTCCCTAACGTGTTGCCAAAAGAACTCGGCTTGGATCAATACATTGACTACAAGACGCAGTTCGAAAAGGTATTCTTGAGCCCTATTGAGAATATCCTTGAAGCGATCGGTTGGAGTTCCACGAAGATTGCAACTCTTGAGGAGTTCTTTATGTGATTGACATTTTTGTCGAATCAGTTTATATTATAATTAAGAAACAGTCCGCATGATAAGGTACACATCGAAATGGAAGACTTTCTTAGCTTAATATTCATGCTAGCCGCTGCTGGCACTGTGCTAGGTGTCGTTTTTGGCGTAGTTGCGTCGTTTATTCGAATTGGAGTTTTGCTAGCTCCTATTATCGTTGGTATTTCGTTAGCAATACTATTCTATCAACTGAACGACTACGATATCGATTTTAATGAGCGTGCAGACCAAATCATCGACCTTTTGAAAAACATAGATATTCCTAGTCTGCCTGAAACGAACTAAATAAAGGGTTGACGTTATAATTGTGAGGAGAAAACATGGATCCTAAGACTAGACAAGAAAGACTACAGTATCTGAGAAAGCGCCATGCTGCTGTGCATGACACGATCGAGGCTCTCGAAGGAGAGAAAGCACCAGAAGAATCTATTCTTCATCAGAAAAAAATTAAACTTTCTATCAAAGACGAGATCACTGCCATCGAGGCATCTCTTAAATCCGAAGGAGTTAAATATGTCAGCTGACATGGTACACGATATGTATATGATGCACAACAAGTTTGGCGTGCACGATTGGTTCGAAAAGAACAAACACGATAAAGATCTTATGGATAAGTATCTTGAGTTCCGTCTCTCCATGTGTAAGGAAGAACTCGATGAAACTATGGCAGCATACGCGACTAAGAACCCAGAAGAAATCGTTGACGGTCTTATCGACCTCTGCGTCTTTGCTCTAGGTACTCTCGACGTGTTTGGCGTCGACACTAAGGCTGCCTGGGATAAGGTATACGAAGCAAACATGGCTAAATCTCCTGGTGTAAAAGCTGGTCGCCCGAATCCATGGGGACTCCCAGATTTGATTAAACCAACAAAAGAAACACACGGATATGACTGGGTAGCGCCTTCTCACGAAGATAATCATGGTTTTCTTCCTGAAGTTCTAAAATAATGGTTGACATCTCCTCCCGAATCAGATATTCTATATCTGTAACGAGAGGAGATACTCATGACTGTCTATACCTTCGACGAACAGATCGTTTCCGACCTCCACAAGGACGCTCGCGGTTACCGTCCAACCGTGTACTTCTGGGAAGAGTGGAACAGTAGCAATGACTTTGATCGTCAAGCTATCTGGGACGGTTTGCTGCGTGAACTTGCAGCAGAGAATGCCCGTCAACAGGACGCTTATGCTCGTGCGGAGATTGACTTCCACCAGCGTGTGCAAGGCACCATGTTGGCAGGCGCACAGGACGAACTGACCGCTATCCGTTGGATCCTTGAAGCAGAAGGTCTTACCAAGACGGATCTGGCTTACGGTTCGGACTACGTGGCTTGGCACTTCGGAATGCCCTACAAAGGTCAGTTTGACCAGCAGATCCAGAATGTAATCGATGCTCTGACCAAAGAAGTAGAAGTAGCATGACACCGCAGGAAATCTTCGAATACAAACAGAAATGGATGCAAGCCGAGAATAATGCGGTTCGCATCCATAGTGATTTACGGCTATCAGCAAAGGACTTCTGTAGATCTAACTTTGAAAAGCAAAGATGGTCTCAAAAGGAATACACTGCGGTATATGAAGATACCTTCTTTTTCGAGAGTTCAAACGACGCAGACATTTTTCGTATTCATTTCAAAAAGTGGTTGACATTCGTTTAGAATCAGTATATTCTAGATCTGTAAGGAACGAAAGGAACCTCCTATGACCAAGACTGATATCGCTCGACTCGTCTCTGCATTCGCCGCTAACGGCGGTGAGGTGAAAGTTATCGCTCCGTCTCGCAAAAGGTTCAAGACCTGGCGTGGTAAGTCGGGCGCCTGGGCCAAGGGCGCGAAAAAAGTTGGTCTTCAGGACCGTAACTTTGCTTCGTGACTATTGACATTCGTTTAGAATCAGTATATCCTGATAATAGGAAAGAAAAGGAAATCCTATGACTCGCACTAATCGTACCTCCGCTTATCGTTTCACCGTTCGCATGGTCGACGGTCAAGTCGCTCCTGAGGACCAGGCCGCTGTTGACGGTCTGCGTACCGTCGTCAAGCTCGGTAACTCCGCCTTTGACACTCGTCAGTACGTCAAGTTGCAGGGGCGCGGTCCTCGTCCCACTCGTCGCTATCATCAGTCTCTGCCTCTGTCGATGGCAGTCTCTGCTGATGTCTATGTCTACAATCGCTGAATGGAATATAAGTAATGTTTGCTCTATCTAATCTAGCTGAACTAATCGAGAGACACGTCTATGATAACATAGATACTTATTGGGACGAAGCTGAAACGTATAGTACTATTACTTTGTCTACCGTGTCTGACGAGTTTGTAACCTCGGACTCTGGAGTAGAAAAAAGAGGTAAAAAGTTTGTAGCAAGCGAAGCTAAAGGTATCTATGTTTGGGCGCATAACGGTACTATACTTTATGTAGGAAAGACCGATTCAGAAACGCAGACTATTCATAAGCGCCAAAAACAACATCGCGACAGTTTTGAAATGAAGATTACTTCAGAGTCTTCAGGTCGGAAATATCGTGAGTACATGAAAGAAAACGATTTACAGATTATGGATGTTGTTGTAAAATATATTAATACTGAAAAGTTTAATATTGGCGGTATGGCAGAACTGCTTGAGGCTGCGACAATTAAATCATATAAGCCAAAGCTTAATCGTGAAGTAAAAGGAAGAGGTTCTAGGTAATGCTACTTATTGTTGAAGGTATGGACCGCTGCGGCAAGTCGACTCTCGTTGAGCACTTACGCAAGCGGTACTTTACATCACCAAACATTCTTGTACACCACTCGTCGTCTCCTCCTAAGGTAGACAACCCAAACTCCTGGGAATTGAAACATTACGCATCTCTGTTTCAAACGAGTCAGATGCTCGTCGATGAATACTCCTATAACGTGATCTTCGATCGCTTTCACCTAGGCGGAGCGGTCTATGGCGCAAAGTATCGCAACGCGCATCCGAATGATATCTATGAACTTGACAGTCACTTTCTCTTTGGTTATAAAAACGCAGCACTCATTCTGTTGACTGATGACCCCGAAGCAATTGCTGCTCGTGACGACGGTGACTCTCTTGAGAAATCAGTAGACGAGTACCAAGAGACTCTATCTGCTTTCGTTGAAGCATATACTGTGTCTACTTGTCTCAATAAACTTCATATCAATGTCAGTAGTAATGGCGGCTTCGTTAATACAATTCCAACTGTAACAAAATTTTTAGATGGATTGAAAAATGGGTAGTATGAAAGATAAGAAACTCGGTAAAGATGTTGAGTACCTAATTCGTGATGTCTTTCTTAAGAAAGGCTATACATTCGAGTTGTCTGAGGATGACTTTGATAAAGAAAAAGACGCAGTACTTATAGTAAACGGAGACCGATTAAGACTAGAAATTAAACTAGAAACGCGAGTATTCAAATTTAATACATTTACTGTTCCGGTTACTTCTAACGAAAACTATAATGGGCTCTATGAAAACCAACTGAGTAAGTGTATGAATGTTGAAGTTTTGGTCTTTGTACAACGCCCAGAGCCAAACGATCCTAAAGGGCCTGCTCTTAGAGTATACTTGGCTCCGCCTCTAGGAGAAAGAGAATTTGTTATTAGGCAGAACGAACACGACGGGCGTATTGTTGCTCACTTTCCTATTGACAAAATGACACTTCTGTGTGAAATCAGAGATAGCAACATACTTCAAAAATACATGACAAAAGGAGCCGGGCAACGTGCAAAGAGTCTTCAATATTCGTAATCAACTCATTCAAAAGTATCGCGATCAAGACTTTGTGACCGATAAGACCGGTGTTAAAACCATCGAGCTTATCGGTCAATCCTTTATCGCCGATGAGGATTGGATCATTCGTAAACCAAACTACGAGTACATCGAGCGCGAGCTCGCATGGTACGAGTCTCAATCTCTGTATGTCAAAGATATCCCAGGCGAGACTCCTGCTATCTGGAATCAAGTTGCTTCCAAGTTTGGTCGTATTAATTCAAACTATGGTTATCTTATTTGGTCTAGCGAAAAT